GTGCACCTGAAGAAGGATGGATCGCCGAGGGCGCCGCACTGGCATTTCATCGAGTTCGGCACCGTGCGGCAGTCGGCGCGGCCGTTCATCGCCCCGACGGTCATTCAGTGGCAGGCGAAGATGCCACAAGTCTACCGCGAGGAGTTCGGTCAGCAGCTCGAGCGTGAGCTCGCAAAGCGGGAGAAGCGGCGATGAGCATCTACGTCGGCGCCGGGCCCCTTCGCACGCTCGCCGAGCTGCAGGCGAAGACTGAGGTCCGAACTCCCGCCGGGGGCACGGAAGTCACCTGGGTGAAAGAGCGTGACGTCTGGTGCCGCGTCCAGGGTCTTTCCCCGAAGCTGAAGCTCGAGGCCATGGCCCGGGAGCCGCAGATCAGTCATGAGATCGTCGTCCGGCAGGAAGAGGACATCGACCCGACCAAGCGGCTTGTGGTGGACGGGCGCGCGTTCATGATCTCCGGCACCCCCGAGGACGTGGACGAGCGGGGGCGGTACGTCCGGCTCCTCGTCACAGAGGGGGTTGCGACGTGAGGACGCTCGAGCTGAGAGAAGCGGTGGTTGCGACGCTCAAGGCGCACGCTGGGCTCGCCGCGTTGCTCGCGACGGATCCCCTGGATGGCACGCCGGCCGTATTTGACCACGTGCCGCAGGATGCGACGTTCCCCTACGTGGTGGTCGGGGATCCTGTCGGCGTCGATCACGACACGGACGATACGCTCGGCTGGGATGCCGAGGTGACGATTCACCAGTGGAGCCGCTTCCGCGGCTTTGAGGAGGTCGAACGGATTCAGCGCGAGACGGACGAGGCGCTGAACCGGGCGGAGCCGGTGGTAGTCGATGGTCGGATCGTGACGCTGCACCGGGTGAGCGTCGACGGCGTGCTTGATCCGGACGGTCTAACTCGCCACGGAATCCACCGATTCCGGGCCATTGTCGCTGAGCTGTAGGAGGAACTGAACTATGTTCGTCGGGCGCAATCTTACTCTGGAGTTTCCCACCGGGACCGTGATCGGCAGCGTGCGGACCAAGTCAGTGACGATCGACGCGTCGCCGATCGATGTGACGACGGACGACGACGCGGGGATCCGCGCTCTGCTCGAAGAGCCGGGGCAGCACCAGATCGACATCAGCGTCGAGGGGCTGCTGCCGGACGACAGCCTCCTCTCGCAGATCATCAACGGCACGCTGTTCATTCAGGAGCTGACGATTAAGCTTCCGTTCACTTTCGTGACGACGCCGGCGACCATCGTCGGAGATTTTCGTTTCAACAACCTCGAGGTGAGCGGCGAGTACCAGGACGCCGTGGCGTTCACCGCGACCCTGCAGAGTTCCGGTCCCTTCGTCTTCACGGCCGCCGTCTGAGAAGCATGTCAGCGATATACGAAGAGATCGTTCTCGGTTGGGAGGGCAAGGAATACACGGTACGCCCGGACTACCGAATGGTTCAGCGGATCGAGGCAAGCAGGCCGGCAGGTCTCGGCATCTCGATTGTTCGGCTGATCACAGAGCTCGAAGGCCCATATCCTCCTGTCACTCAGGTAGGCGAGGTCGTGTCGATGATGCTTCAATCCGCGGGAGCAAAGACAGCGACGCCAGAGCGTGTCTTCGCACACTTGATGGTGCATTCAACCGCAGAGGAGTGGAGTCGGATCCAAGTGGCTCTTCGGACCTCGTTCATTCCCCGGGAGAAAAGCTCGGGAAACTCCGGGGCCCCGGGCGACGGGGCCGATTCAGAGAGCAACAGGCCCGAACACGCGAAGTAACAGATTGGGAGTGGGGCGAACACTTCAAGATTGCCGTGGGACATCTTGGCATCCAACCTTCGGAGTTCTGGGCGATGCGTCCGCAGGAATTCTACCTGCTCTATGAGACCCGGCGGCCCAGGCAGGACTGGGAATACCGGGGCCGGCTCACCGAGCGGGATCTCGAGGAGCTCTATAGGGCGCTTCATGGTGAAGAGTGAAAGGTGATCGGCAATGGCGGGGCCCGTAGGTAGCCTCATCGTTCGCGTAGGCTCGGACATCAGCGGTCTGACGAGCGGTCTTCAGAAGGGCGCGCGCAGCATCGAGGACCTCGGACGCAAAGCGAACAAGGTCGCGCACCGGGACTTTCGGAAGCTGCAGAAGGAGCTGGCCGAATCGCGGAAGCAGGTCAGCGGGACATCGGCTGCTTTCTCCAAATTCGCTAAGGTAGCCGGCCCGCTGATCGGTGTCGCCTTCGGAGTGAAGGCCGTTCGCTCGATCGTCAGCACCGTCGATGCGTATACGCAGCTCCAGAACCGGCTCCGTGCGGTGACGGATTCGAGCGAGGACCTCGAGAGGATACAGTCGCGGCTCTTCGACATCTCGCGCGACACGCGCTCGGCGGTGGAGTCGAACGTCGAGCTCTTCAGCCGGCTGAGCCTCGCGACGAAAGATCTCGGCACATCCGAAGAGGAGATACTCCACTTTACCGAATCTCTCAATCAGGCGATCAAGCTCTCGGGCGCGTCAGCAGCCGAGGCGCAGGCCGGCATCATGCAGTTGGCGCAGGGGATGGCGTCCGGCACCCTGAGGGGGGATGAGCTCAGAAGCGTGCTCGAGCAGCTTCCGGCGGTCGCGGATGTCATCGCGAAGTCGCTGGGCGTGACGCGCGGCCAGCTCCGCGAGATGGGCACCGATGGAAAGATTACGGCGGAGGTGATTCTCAAGGCTTTTCGCGAGGCGCGCGGCGAGCTCGCCGATCAGTTCGCAGAAACCGTGCCGACCGTCGCCGAAAGCTTTGTGCAGCTCCAGAATTCGCTCCTGAAGCTGGGTGGCGCTTTCTCGCAGGCAACGGGACTCGGAGATAATCTCGCCGCAGCAATCGGGAACATCGCAGCCAAGATCGACGATCTCTCGAGCGGTCCGACGGCACGTTTTTTGAAAGATCTTCCGGAGATTCTGAAAGCCGGCGCCGAAGGTATCGGTCTTCTACCCGAAAGAATAATCCCCGAGCCGACCCTCCCGAATCTGAAGCCGCCGGTGCCCTCTGTAATAGTACCTCCGGAAGAAGAGCAAGAGCGATTCAGGCAATTCATGGAGCGCCTGGAGAGTGGCGGGGGCTTCTTCGCCAAGGCATCAGAGGGGTTCAGAAATCTCCGCAAGGAATCGACCGAGACATTCGCGGCGATGTCAGAAAGCGCGATCAGCTTCCTTTCGTCGGTTCCAGAGGGGATCGAATCTCTCTTCACGATCGGGCCACCAGCCGAAACTCAAAAGCAACTGGAGGAACGTCTCGAAGTGATCCGCCAGGGTCTTCTCGACGAGACGGAGATGAAAAAGGAGATCGAAGAGCAGGCGTTCCAAGAAGGCATGGCGACGCTGCGGGAAGGGCTCGAGATGAAGCTGCTGACGGAAGAGGAGTTCCGGCAGCGGAGCGAGGCACTCGAAAAGCAGCACCAGAAGAATCTGAACGATCTTTCGAAGAAGTTCATCGATCAGCGCATCGGGATTGTCGCGGGCGGTCTCGCCGGTCTTCTGTCGTCTTTCGCCAGTCTGGCCGGAGACCAATTCGAGCTTCAGAAGGCGCTCTCGATTGCAAGCGCCACCCTGTCCGGCCTCGAGTCGATTGTCCACAGCTATAACTTCGGGACCTCGCTCGGCGGACCGAAGCTCGGCGCGGTGATGGCCGGAATCGCCGCCGCGACGACTGCCGCGCAGATCGCGCAGATCTCTTCTCAGGAGTTCAAGAGCGGAGGCGGGTCAGCTCCCCCCGTCGTCGCCGGCCCGCCCGGCGGCGGTCCTGCGCCCGGGCCGGGCGGCGGAGGGGGTGGCGGCGGTGGCGCGTCGGCGCAGTCGGTCAACATCTCCCTCGTCGGCGAGAGCTTCGGACGCAGCCAGGTGCGGGACTTTATCGAGCAGATCAACTCTGCCGTCGCCGACGGCGCGAGACTGAGGATCGTCTGACATGGCGGTAGTGATTCAGACCGGCTTCGCTCCATCGCGACCGCTCACCCACGCTCGGATCGGCCATTCGACGATCACCCGCACGGGAACCCTCTCGGCGTCTGGCGAGGAGGCAGGCTTCGAGGCGGACGCCGCGAAAAACGAGATGACGTATGAGTTCTGGCGGCCAGACGCGCTTCCGGCGACCTGGCGCATCGATGCGGGCGCCGCCGTCTCCGTCGACTACGTCGGCATTGCCGCGCACACGCTCGGCTTCGATGGCGCGAGCGTCAAGCCACAGTGGTCGAACGACGACTCGGCCTGGAACGACGTGACGGACGTCAGCGCGCACGCGCCGGCGGACGACAGCCCGATTCTCTTCCTATTCGCCGCCGAGTCGCATCGCTACTGGCGGATCGAGATTACCGGAAGCACGGTCCCTTCCGTCGGCGTCGTCTACATCGGCGCGGCGCTCGCAATGCCACGGCCGATCTACGGCGGACACTCGCCGCTCGATCTTTCGCGAAACACCGTCATTCGGCCGCAGAGGAGCGAGCGCGGGCAGTTCCTCGGCCGCTCGATCGTGCGCAGCGGATTCTCGACCGACTTCTCCTGGCAGCACCTGACTCCCGAGTTCTACCGCGATGAGTTCGACGTGTTCGTCGAGGACGCGCGGCGGTTCCCGTTCTTCCTCGCCTGGCGGCCGTCGACCTTCCCGGAGAGCGTCGGCTACGTCTGGACGGGCCAGGACATCTCGCCGTCGAACATGGGCGTTGGGAAGGGGCTGATGCAGGTCTCTCTGGCGGTCGAAGGCATTGGACTCGACTGACGATGGGCATCTTCCTCCTCGACGAGCTCAAGTTCTACTACCGCTGCGACGAGCTGAGCGGCACGCGAGTCGACGAAGGCCCGAACGCGCTCGACGTTCCCGTCACCGGGAGCGTCGGGTCCGTTGCTGGCGCGCGGAACGCCGGCGTCGGCGGCACGGGCAACGTCGCGAACTTCCTCGAGGCGGCTCACAACGACCTGTTCCGCGTCCCTGGCGCCTTCACGCTCAGCTACTGGCATCTCATTCCGGCCGGCACGCTGACCGAGAATCACCCGGCGATCGGGCACTTCAACAC